CATGGTATATGTCTCGTAGTTTGTCTCTGTCTGCTAAATTGCTAAGTGCGGCAAAGTCGCAAATACAAGACGTATTCTGGTCAATTTGTTCAGTACGCTCGCTAAGGTTATAATATCCCAAACGAACATTGGCTATGTCGGATACTGTACCATGAATGACAAAAGCCAGATAATAAAATAAAGCTAGTAGCACCGTGTCGCTATTTGGCGGTTGCTTAAGGGTGCAAGAGATACGGCTAATCAATGTAGTAGGATTGTCGGTCTCGTACAGAAATTTGTGTTCGACAAGCTGACTAATAATAAGCGGCTGGTCGATTTCTTCAATTAATTGCCAATCGTTTTTGTTTAATTTGGCTATGTTATATTGGAGCTTATCAAGATCGTTGCAAATAATCGTACAATCATTTTCTGCAGCGATTTGACTCATGGCTAGGCTCAAAGATTCGTTATCCGTAAATGCTTGAAGTTGTCGCAAATCATACGCTAGATTAACTGCTTCTCCCGTATATAAATCAATATCAATAGTGATAAGTCCTGTACCCGAATAGTGCGTGCCGAGTGCAAAATAATCAATCTGCCGCAATAGTCCAGATTGTTGCATAATCTGCTTTAACTTAGTCATCGCTAGATGCTCGTAGATATGCGCCTCGATGGGCGAAGTAGCTTGTTTACAGATAAGGATTCGTTGCATGTTATCTATATATTATCACAGAGAATATGGACAGTTTATCGACTTGTCCGGGTCGGAATGGCTAGCGCCGCTTGCCGATGTCGCTACGACCGTGGTAGTTACGACCCTTAGTGTCGTGGTCCCTACGGTTGGTGCCCTTGCGGTCTCTCCGCAGGTTACCACTACGCTGAACGGCGTTGTTGTGCCTGATGTTGCACTTCGGACAGTAGCACTGCTGCCTCTTGAGCCCAGTGTCAGGGCACTTGCTGATGCGAACCATGGTGTAACTCCTTCTGGAGTCGGGCGAGATGATTATCTCGCGAAGTGGAGTGTCTCAGTCTTAATGATCTTGAATGAGACGCTGGCTTCTGCAATTACAAAAGATGATATATATAAATCACGAAATATTCTTACATGATATAAACAGCGACTACCTCTGTTAGTCAAATCTATCAACCATGAATCGACTTCGCGTCGATTCTTTTTTATTTGACGTAAAAATGAGGCTAGAAATCCTGTACGTTCAGCGTTTGTAGCTTCATTGAAACGTCAGAGCGGGTTTTTAGAGATTTGAGTAACAGCTGGTCAGAAATTAGAGACAGCGGACTACAAATCGCTTAAAACACGGCAGAGACGAGATATCTAACAGTACGAGAGTGACTGCGAGCACTCTTGTACGTAAAAGAAAGGAGCTGAAAAATGGCAGCGAAAAACAAACAGATCAAAAAAATCATTAGCTGGGTAGTTGGACTACCAGCCGCAATAATCGCAATGAGCGAGCCAACAGACTTGCGCCTGTGGTGGGTGCAGTTCGCGGCAATCGCGGTGCTGGCGGTCGTATTGTTCGCCAACGGCGTGTTCGACGAAACTATCCAAGAATTAAAATCGCGAAAGGAGATTTGGCGATGAAGATACACGTGAATATGATGCCGTCACCAGTTCAGCTGGTGCCGGTACATAAACGCGAGCCTCTCGATAGGGTGATTGACAGGCTGCGCGAGTTGGATGACCACGACTTCGACAAGTCGATCAAAGCAGCGAAGTGGCTGCGGATTTTTGACAAAGGTATGAAGTGGATTGAGGGCAAGTTCTATGGACGAAAATAGCTTGTTTGAAAAATTGGAAAACCTAATCGATCCGACATTTCTCGATCGTGCTTTGGCGGGGGAGGCGTAAGTGGCAGACGCTTACTATAGCCGACCAGAGTGGTCGTACTCATCAATGAAGCTGATTCTCGATCACGGCATCGATTATGCGGTCGCAGCTAAACGTGGAGACCTGCCAGACCTAGATAGCAAAGCTGTCGACTTGGGACAGCTAGTTCACATGCTGGTACTCGGCGGCGAGGATCAATTCGCCATCAGCCCGTTTGAAAACTTCTATTCGAAAGAATCCAAGGTGTGGCGTAACGAACAAAAAGCCGCCGGCAAACACATTATCACTCTAGGCATGTTCAAGGCTGCTGATCAGATTTTGAAAAATATCGAGAATCACCCGTTGGCGAAGCAATACATTTTCACCAAAGGCGCAACCTTTGAGCACGAAATGTACGCTCGCACCGCCGATGGCGTAGACATGAAAGGCAAAGCGGACGTACTGATTCGCACTAATGAATCGGCCATGATAACCGACCTGAAAACTACCGCAAAATTCGACAAGTTTTTCAAAACCGCGCAGTCAATGCACTACGATTTGCAGTCAGCGGTTTACACGCTAGTGACGGCATCAAGCCTAGAGCTAGACCCGGCGCTAGTCAAGTTTGCCTACTGCGTGGTTGAAACCGTCGCACCATACCGCGTGCAGTTCATGATTGCCGGCATCGACTTTGTTGAAGCTGGCGAACGCAAGCTGCGTACGTGTGTCGACGAGATCATAAAGTTCGGCGACAGCGAGCCGAATTTCCTCATTGAAGAAGTGAGGGAGCTGGGCGACTGGAGCCTGTAAGAGAAAGGAGAATATGAAAGTCTTTAATAGTTTAGATCCGACCGAAAAACCATCAATTCTGATGGTTGTGTATGGCGAGGGCGGCGTTGGTAAAACAACGTTTGCGGCCACCGCACCACGACCGATTATCGCTGACTGCGAAAACGGTAGTAAATACTTCGGACTTCGCGGCATCGCAGCCGACGTAGCGCTGATCGAAAAATGGGACGATATGCAGGAGTTCATGCAAATTGCACTCACTGAAGACTACGACACGGTAATCATCGACCCGATTGGCGAGCTGATGGAGAAGTTGATCGCCTACATGCGAAATAGAGCCGACAGCAAACTGGTCCAGCGTGACGGCAACCCGACCATGGCTGGCTGGGGCTGGTTGAAATCGACCATGCGAAACTTTCTGAAAACCATGCGCGACAGCGGCAAGCACATCGTCATTGTGGCGCACGTTCAAGAGAAAGATGACGACGGACGTGTCATCAAACGCCCGATGGTAGCCACAAGGCTATCTGAGGAACTGGTCAACCTGGTGGACATCGTCGGTTACATGACGACGATCAATGACACCGAGACTGGCGACACCAAGCGCCTGATTATCGTTGACCCAGCCAGCGACAAGTACGTCGCCAAAGACCGCACTGGCCGGCTAGGCCGCTACATTGAGCCAGATTTCACGAAAATCGTCGATGGAGTAAGAGGTGACGCTGAGTATGCATGGATTGCACCAGCACCGACATTGGCAAGCCGAGAGCAAATCGAAGCAGCTGCCAAACCAACCATTCCAAGCTCACGCGTCGAAATGACCGGCGCTCGCCTTGGTAAATCTGAAGCAGACAGGAAGTAAAGGAGGACACATGTCACAACTACAAGAATACGTCGATTCACAAGTCGCTACGATATCGCCGTTCAAAATCAAATCGTAAGAGCTTTTGGAACAAGCCAAAGCTAAAGAAGTAACCGACGACGCCACCGCCAAAGAAGCAGTCGCAATCCGCAAGCTGATCACCTCGCACCGTACTGAGGTCAAAAACGCTCGACTGGCGATCACTCGCAACTTTGATAGCGTCAAATCGCAATTTATCGACGCTGAAAAGGATGTACTCGCACCGGCCGAAGAAGCCCTGAAGAACATCAGCCAGAAGATTATGGCTTACCAGGAAGAACAGGAGCGACTGGCAAAACAGGAAGCGGCACGCGTTGACGCTATCTGCGCCAAGTTCGCTACCAACGCCAAATCACTACGCAGCCAGAAAGCCTGCGATGAGCGAGGTGCTGAATTGAAGCAGATATTCGCTGAGTTGCCTGAGACTGATCAGAACCATGCCGAAATCAAGCTGGCGTTCACCAAAGCCATCAACGAGTTGCTGACACGTAAAGACGAATTGACGACCGCTGAGCGCGACGAAGCTGAAGCGGCCAAATTGGCAGCACAGCGTAAACGCGAGCAAGAGATTGCCGAAGCTGAAGCAGCCAAAGCTGCTAAAACGCAGAAGCCGGCCGTCAAATCTGGTATTAAAACCAAGACGGTATTCACGGTTACTAATCCTGAATTAGTGCCGCGCTATCTCTGCGAGCCGAGTGACAAACTAATCCGTGAAGCCATCGCCAATGGGTTACGTGAAATCCCAGGTGTTGAAATCCGCGAAGAAAAGAGTTTCTGAGCATGGCAGCAATCAACACAGTAACTCTAATCGGTCGCGTCGTCCGAGACATTGAAGTCAAAACGACGAATAGCGGCAAGTCCGTAGCCTCATTCGCACTAGCGGTTGATGGCTACGGCAAAGATGCCGACGCTAGTTTCATCGATTGTGTGGCTTGGAATAAAGCAGCTGAACTGCTGGCAGAATATGCACCGAAAGGCAAGCAAATTGGCATAACCGGCAGATTGCAAACCAGAATCTGGGAGAAGGACGACATCAAACGTAAAGCGACTGAAGTCATCATCGATCAGTTCCAGTTTTTGAGCGACGCCAAAGGCAGCGGCAATAACGCCGCGCCGGCCACAGAGCGATACGCCGAAGACGACGCTAAAGCGGCAAATGCAACGACTAATCAAGCGGCGAAACCAGTAGAGGACGTTGACCTCGACACACCGATTGATTTAAGCGAAATACCATTTTAAGGAAAGGAGAATCATGGCAGGAACGGAAGCCGGCGGCAGAAAAGCTGCCGCAACAATTCTCGCGAAAAATCCAAACTTCTATCGTGAAATCGGCAGAAAGGGCGGATCGAGGTCAAGGGGAAGCAAAACGGGCTTTGCACTCAATCGGGAGGCAGCTCGGATTTGCGGCCGGATCAGCAAACGTAGACCTAAACAAAATGACGAGCTGGCTGAATTTGAAAAAACCGCACCGTACGGCAGATGTAGTATGTGCAATTTGGCACTCATTAAATCTGACGCAGAGCGAAAAGACTATCCAGACATGCACGAAAATTGCATGTATGAGAGATTTGGAGATTAAGGCGTCGTGACTAAAAAAGCACTTCGTAAAAAGCAGCGCCGCAAACGCAAGAAACAGGAGGCTACGTAATGTCTCTGATGAATTGCACATTTACCGTTCGCTGGAGCGACGAGAAGAATAAACCGCACACAAAAACCTACGCTACCGAAGCCGACGCTAAGCGAGCCAAGAAATGGCTGCTGGAGCACGGCGTTCGGGACGTAGATATCGCGGTCAAGATAAATAATAAGCCAGCTGGCAGGCTGAAAGACGACAAACCGTCTGAAACTGAGGCTGAGCAGAAAGGATTTTGGTGGGAAAAGTGAGCAGTATCGTTTCGCTAACCAAGCAGCAGATCGCTGTATATAAAATGGCGCAGAAGCCAACGCCGCAGAACAAGGTTCTGGAGAATGTCAGACTAGAGGTCGTCGAGCAGGAGAAAGGCATATATAAAGCCACGCTTATCGCTACAGACGGCTATAAGCTGATCCGCCGCGAGGTTGATGCAGAGCCTGGCGCAAAAACTTGTTCAATGAATATTCCGCAGAGCGTTATCGTTGCCGCTGAGAAAGTCATGAAAACCGATCTTGACCGAGCATATGTCCATGACGGTAAAATCGTTGTTCGCACAAATCCGTACGGCGAAATGTTGCCGATTGACGAGAGTTTCCCGATTAAAGCCGAGATTCCATTCCAAGAGCAAACCGAGCTGCGTTTTCCAGAAACGCGCCCGTTCGTCGAGCAAAAAAGTTCAGAGGCGTTTCCTGTGAAGTCTGTTGTGGTCAATCCTAAATTGCTTATCGAGGCACTGCGACAGTTCAAGCAGGGCGACGGCATGATGGGCGGCGTAGTCGTGCCGGATGTCTGGTATGGATACGGCGACAATGTGCCTCGAGAGGATCTATCATCATATACCAATACATACGCAAACGTTTGGTATTCATCGAGATGAAACGCAAGAAAGGAGGTGTAACGTCAGCAAATCAAAAACAGTGGATTAAAACGCTCAATGAGGCTGGTATTCAGACTGTTGTTTGTAAGGGCTGCGATGCGGCCATTGAGTTTATCGAATCAATAACTAAATAGGAGGCTAAAATGTCTAAAGTCAAAATTGAAATTAAATCATGGTTCAGTGGAGATGTATTGTTTGAGTACGAATCAGACAACGCCACGATGAAAAAAGCAGTTGAAGCAGCTGTTGACGATGACGCTGACCTGAGGGACGCTGACCTGAGGGGCGCTGACCTGAGTGACGCTGACCTGAGGGGCGCTGACCTGAGTGACGCTGACCTGAGGGGCGCTGCTATCTATTACTCGGATGGTAATTTTGACGTCAATTATCGTAGAGGTTATTTCTTGAGTCTCACGAACCTTGAAGAAATTGAAACGGAGATGCATCACGATGTTAAAAGCTGTCGTCGATGGTCGTTTACTTGGAAAAACGTTTTGAGAATCAAGAGTTGGAAGTTGAAGCCTGCCGCTGGATCTTTTGAAGCGGTAGCTAAAAATGCTAGCGCTGCGTCAAAGGCAATTGCTGATGGTGCTAAGGAGCAGAGCAACGACGAGAAGTGTGCGCAGTCTGAAACACCAGAGATTGAAGTTGGCGACAGGGTTGCGTTTAAGCATGGCGACGAACCGATAGAGGCGCTGTGCGGCGATGTGATTGCGACGAAAGGTAGCGAAGCGGTGGTTGAAGTGAAGCAGCTGTTGGGATGTCAAGCATTCATCCTACCGTTTGATGATCTGATCGTCATTCCGCCAAAAACGCAAGAGCAATCGAACGATTGAGAGGTTTATGACCGAAGTGGAACGCTTGACTACTTGATAAAACAGTCAAAGCATTTTATAGCTAGGCGCTGGTGAGATTGAGCGGTTGGGAGGCCGCGATTGCCAGCGCCTAATCTGTATATTTCAGAGGTAGAGGAGGGATAACAAACATGGTAAAGTGGCTAAAAATTGACAAACAAGACAAGACGAGGCGACGCCGTCAAGAGATCGGGCAGGTCGCCATTTATTATATTTCGAAACAGGCAATTATTATTGGTGACGAGCGAAAATGCAAGCCGTTGTCGCACTACATTCTCTTGCAATCTTGGCAAGACCGAAATAAGAAACCATATCAAAATATGCTGCGAAAACTGAGGAACACGAAAGATTTGACCTTCATGCAAGCACAGCTCATCGCAAATAGTTACGGCGTACACATCTCAGCCGTTTCCGAACAGTCAATACCAAAAGAACTACGCGTCAATCTCTAGAATTATAATCATGAAAGATGACTTCAAATCATGCCCTAAATGCGGCCGAAAGTATAAGCGGCAAGATAACTACGATATTCACGTAGCCAGTTGCAATCGTACATCGCCGTCAACCCATGGCGGTGCTAGAAAGGGTAGTGGCGGGGTCAAGGGTAAAAAAACCCAAAAAGTGCTAGATCGGATGAAAGAGAAGCAGCGGATTTTAGACCGAATTACCAGGAATGCTGACAAGCTGTATGAAGCACAGTTCCGACTGGCGACAGGCGTGCAGCTGCTGTTCGTTATAAAGACTGACCGCAAAGGCAATCGGTTGCCGGCAGAGCAAGTTACCGACCCTGAGACTATTGCGGCATTTCTTGATGGTGAGCTGGATGGTGTGGACGACGAGTACTATTTCATCGCCACGCAGAAGCCAGACAACAAAGCTATTAAGGACATGCTCGACCGAGCATTCGGCAAGCCAGTTGATCACGTTGATTTGTCTGTCGATGTCCGCGAGAAGCAGCCGCCAAAGATTGTATCGACTATCAAGCCGCGCAAAACGAAAGGCGAATAACCCATGTCGCTAGAATTAAAGCCGAAGCAGCAAAGCGTTGTCGATATTATTAACGATTGTCCCGAAGTCGATACTATTTATTTGATTGGTGCCGTTGGCACGGGCAAGACAGATATTGCGGCCAGTATCGGCATAGATATTTGCGACACCTTCGAGAAGACATATTGGACAGTGTTTCGTAAAAATATTAGCACGGCGAAGCGGTCGGTGATTCCGTCGTATCTGACGATGCTCGACCGCAAGAATTTCAAGGAGGGCGAGGATTACACATACAATGGCCAAGATTACGAAATTAAGTTTCCTAATGGCTCAAAGATTGGCTTTGTAGAGGCGGACGAAACGAAAGACAGGAGCGGCCAGAAAATTAAGGGTATCAACGCCAGTGCTAGTCATATTGACGAGGCTGACGAATTGTCACTGACGATGTTCACCACGGCTAAATCCCGTAAGGGCCGCCGCAACACCAACGGGCAGCCGAGCATCGCCATTATTACCCTCAACCCGAATGACGTTGAGCATATCAAAGAGGTATATATGCGTTGGAAGTACGGCGGAAATGGCAAGTATGAGCCACTACCATCAAACATTCGTGTGGTCGAGTTCGATTTATCTGATTCATGGCAAATGCAATCAGACATCGACGCGATGATGACCAACCCGACATGGTGGGTCGAGCGGTACCTCAAAAATAACTGGGAATACCAGGACGAGAGCAAGACGATATTCCGCTCAAGCATCTTTGCCAAGGCTGTCGTCAAAAGTTATAAACCAGGTCGCAAGACGACTGGATACGACGTGGCACGTGATGGTGTTGACCGTAGCGTTGCGGTTGACTGGGAAAATCTGACACTGGTTGACGGCACGATTACTAAAGACTCGAACGAACAGATAGAGACCGGCAAGCAAGCCGAGTGGCTGATTGAGCATTCAGATAACTTCACTATCGGCTACGAGAATATTGCAGTTGACGGGGTGGGTGTCGGCGTTGGTGTTATCGATGGCGGCAAAGACCGTGGTGCTGAGTTCGCGGTGTTCAAGTCTGGTTTTTCTCCCGACCCATTCCTAACGTTTGATGACGAGCCAAAGAGCCGAGAGGATGCTGAGCGTTCACAGGAGCTGATGGCGTTTAACAATTTACGGTCACAGGTCGCGTACATGCTGGCAATGGGGCTAGATAGCGGCAAGGTGAGAATCCTCGATAGCTTTCCATTTCTTAATGAGTTTATTAAGGAGGCACAGATGCACCACCACGAATACAAAGATAAGGTGTTTGCGTTGGAGTCTAAGGAATCGATCAAGAAGCGGCTCGGCAAATCGCCTGACATATTCGATTCGGTATTGATGGGATTTTGGATGCAGTTGCGGCATGAAGTGGTGATGGAGTGGGGCGGAATTATGTAATCCGTATATTTACAGTTAGAGGACTATATGAAATTGAAAGACTTTTTGTGCAAATTAAAGTTTCAAAAGCCAGACAGGGACACTGTCATTGAGGCGTGGATAGGACTGCTGATGTTTGTCGGCGTGCCATTTTGCATTTGGCTATATTATGGCGGCAAGGTCGCCACAGTGGTGTTTGTCGGTGTACAGCTGATATTTTGGTCGGTTTATTTATACAGGAGCAATAAGTAGATGGGAATTATTAAAACAGCCATGGGGTTAAGGAGTGAGCGACGTGTGAGCGGCGTTGACCCTTCTTTTCAGAGATTATCAATGTTTGATCATTACCGAGCCAGCAGTTATGCGACAGCTTATCCTAATATCCGCACAATCGCTAATAAATACATGACAGTGCGGCCGTTTGCCATTAATGGCAATGGAGAGCAGATTGATCATTGTGTTATTGACGCGCTATATCACCCGAATAAATCAGACAGTTCCGTGGCGTTTGCTGAAAAGATAGCCGTGTCGACATTGTCCTTGCGGAAGACGTACATTTTGGTTTGGAGCAACTATGGCGGAGTAGCAAAACCTGGCGGTGATTTCATGAGGCAGGGCGGCAGGAATATTGCTGGCTTTACGTTTCTGGAGTTTCCGCGAGTTGCACGAGTTGGTGGCAAGACAACATATACGGTTGGCACACAGACGTTTACTGAAGACGAGGTGCTGGTATTGCCTGGTGGAGTTGACCCAAACGACCTGTACGCTGGATATTCGCCATCTGAGGCCTCACGCCGCTGGGCGACGCTCGACGACTACATTGCCGACTTTCAGGCTGGCTTTTTCGAGAACGGGGCAGTGCCAGCTGGGCAATTCATTATTACCGCACCAACACGGCAGGCGTTTCAAGAGAGCGTGGCAATGTTGCAGGATGCTCATCGCGGAGCAGGCAGCAATAACAACGTCACGTATACACACCGTCCAGTCAACATAAAGACTGGCGTTCCGTCGGGCAGTGCGGCCATTGAGTGGGTGCCATTTTCACAGCCCAATAAAGATATTGACTTCGAGAACTTATTTAAGCAGGTTGATAGGCGGATCGATACTTCATTTGGCGTTTCGGCCATCATGAAGGGCATTGACGATACTGCGACATACGCTAACGCGCAGGTGGCAAAGCAGGTGTTCGCTGAGAACGTCGTTGATCCATTGCTGCTACGCAACTACACACAGTTGACGCAGGAATTGAATCGAATCACTGGCGGCATGGGTATGGCCATCACTTACGAATTCGCTATTCCTCAGGTTGTTGACGAGGTCAAAGTGCAGGCTGAGGCTGATGATATTCGGGTTAACACTATGTTAAAACTGGAGGCGGCAGGCTATAGCACCGAGAGTATCATTGATGCGTTGAAACTGCCGAACAACTTTAAGCTGTTGCGTAAGGGCGGCTACAATCCACCAGAGATTGAGAACGATAAGCCAGATGTTGATGAGGGCGATGAAGTGGCAGACGCACCTGATCGCCGCAAGGTTGGCAATATGGGGGCTCGAGGAGAAGCGAACGGCACCAGCCCAAAAGCATCAGCCGACAAGCAGCCACAGACGCTCGATGACTTTGAACAGCTGATTTATGATGCAACGACGGAGTTCATGCAGAAACAAGTCGACCGAGCTATCGCTGAATCACGTCAGGTGGCTGAAAATAGTACCGAGGAAGACGACGAGCAGAACGAGTTTGCCGAAGCGCTACTGTTGATTATCGTGGCACTGATGATAGTTCAGGGTGCGATCTACTTTGAGGACGGCAAACAGCTGTTAATAGACAATGGCGTGTCTACTGCCGAGCTAACGGGCTTTGTGGTGGCAGCATCAACACAGGAAGCCTATCGCACATACTTGTTGAACGTGGCTCGCTCATACGCCGATGATACGGCCGCCTCAATTCGCCGAGTGCTTGACCATGCGGCGTCGCACGGCTGGGCACAATCTGAGCTAGAGGAGAAGCTGCGTGGCATTATGAAGACTGATGAGTGGCGGGTGCAGCGAATGGCTCGCACTGAGATACCGCGAGCTGACGCACTGTCAAGCGTTGAAGCCATGAAGCAGGTGCAAAACCAAACAGGAACGCTGATCGAGAAAGCGATGGAGAGTGAGACCGGCAAGCCGTGTGAGTTTTGCGCCACGCTAATCGATAAGTGGGTGGCGGTTGATGAGCCAATTTTGAATCTGAATGAAGCAATCATCGGCAGAGATGGCGGCATATTCATCAACAATTTTGCACAGAATGATGGCTACGATGTGCACCCAAACGGGCATTGCCACCCGAAGTACCGCGTCGTCAAGGCGTATCTCAATGCTGAGCGGCAAATCATCGATGATGAGATGGCTGATCTTGATTTGCGATGCGAGGAGTGCGGCCGCTACCTGAACATCAAGGGCGTCGCGCAGATGATCGCACAAGTGCGTTGTAGTAATGCGAAGTGTAAACACGTCAACAATATCAAGATTGTGAACGCTACCTCGACAGACGACCAGGTGCGTTATGAGTTCGATAAATCGTAATCTGTAGTCTTAGAAATAAGACGAGAGCAAAACGCTCAAATTGGACGGGCAAGCAGGAGTCGAAGCATTAATTTTAACAAGGAAAAAAGCATGAAGTTCTGGAAGTGGAGCAATTCCGTTTCATCGAATAATCAAGAGCTTATACTTGACGGGCCTATCGCGAGCGATACCTGGTGGGGAGATGAAGTCACACCCGACCTCTTTCGCGAAGAACTCAAGCAGCATGCGGGTGATTTGACAGTTGTCATCAATAGCCCCGGCGGCGACGTGTTCGCAGGTTTGGCGATCTATAACGCACTTGTGAACCATAACGGAAATGTCACTGTCAGAGTTGATGGTTTAGCGGCGTCGATTGCATCAGTAATTGCGATGGCAGGCGACAAGATTATCATGTCGCCAGGCTCAATGATCATGATTCACCGTCCGTCTGTTTGCGCGATGGGCACGGTTGATGACATGGAGAAAGCCAAAGATGTGCTGACGAAAATCGAGGAGGGTATCACGCCTATCTACGCCAAACGGACAGGGCTTGACGAGAATAAAATCGCTGAGTTGCTGGAAGCGGAAACGTGGATGCTTGCCGATAAGGCTGTCGAGCTTGGTTTTGCCGATGAAGTGTCTGAAGCACCGGAGAAGCAGAAACAAGACGAGGGCGTGCAAAATGCGATGGGTATGAACTTTGCATTCAGTATGTCGGCAGTCAAGCAGGCAGATGCCAAGCCAATGCAGAGCCTAGTTGAACAAATCAAGGCGAAAGCAGAGGCGGAGGCAGCCAAGGCGGCAGAGCCAGCCGAGGAAACGACGGCTGAACCTGAAACGAAAACTGACGAACCAGCGGCACCGGAAGCCGCGCCAGAGGCAGAGCCTACTGACGAAGCTGAGCAATCAGAGCCGGGAGAACCAACTGATAACAATCCTGAGGAGGATACGGAAATGGATCCGAAAGACATTGCAAAGATGCAAGTTAAAGAACCAGCTGATCCAGCAGCTGTTAGCACGACTGTTGCTACAAACTACCTGGATACGCCACAAGCATTGAACGATTTTGCTAAAGTGCTTGTCAAGAACGCAGGCGCAGAGACGAGTGATATTCGTTCAGCATGGGAAAACCACCTGAAAACAACCATGGGCGTAACGAACCCTGAAAAGGTTTTGCCAACACCTGTCGTCGAGGCAATTGAGAGTGCGTTCAAAGCGGGCGGACAACTCTGGAACCTGTTTGACAAGACTGGGCTCGACGCCTACAACACCGCCTGGGACACTAACACCGATGGTGCATATGGGCACAAAGCTGGCGAAACCAAGAAAGAGGCCAATATCGTTCTTGATAACCGCGTCATCAATGGGCAGTATGTCTACTCGCGTATTGATCTTGACAAGGAAACTCTACGCAAAAACCGGAGTACTGGTTCAATCCTGAAGTATATCTTGACCGAACTGCCAAAGCGTATCGTCGCAAGCATGGAGCGTGCTGCTATTATCGGCGATGGGCGCGAAGCTACTGCTGATGACAAGATTAAAGAGTTTATCTCTGTCAAAGACGACGCCAAAGCTGGTAACGTATTCGCTAAAACCTACACACCGAAAGCCAAAGAGAGCCGCCGCACTTCTATTTTGAACGCACGCGACCTAATCGAGGCTGAGGGCGACGTATATATCATCGCAAAGCGTGGTTATGTCACTGCCTTGAAAGACGAGCGCGGCAGCGATGGCCATATGCTGTACACGCCGGGCGTCGACATCCTAGAGGACTTGGAGCTTGCTGGCAAGTTTACACCGCAGTGGTTCAATGACACCAACGACGCCGACAACGACGCGTACTTGGTTGTACTCAACAAATACAAAGTTGTTGGTGATATGTCAATCGAATCATTCAGTAACTTTAAGCTGGAGAATAACAAGCAGCAGTACTTGCAAGAAATCTTTGCAGGCGGCGGCTTGAGCGGCATCGCAGCAGCAGTGGCTATTAAACACGTAGCCTAACAGAGAGGGGTGTAAGAGATGGCAGCACTGGTAACTAAAGAAGATATCGAGGGCGTACTTTTACGCCCCCTTTCTGATACCGAAAATACTTACTTTGAGCGGCTATTGCAGCAGGTGACAGAGACACTGGAAGCGCTGCTGGATGTCAAGATGCAGGGCGAGGCAAATACGCCACGCCGGTACGAGGCAGTCTGCGGTTCACGTTTTCTAATTGTCGATCCGTTCACCAGCTTACTGCCAGAGGTAACCACCGAGAGCGGCAAACCGCTGGTAGTCAAGTGTGTAAGTCAATCTGACGAGTTGAATGCCAGTTGGTTCAACATCATTGAGATGGCTGAGCCGCTGGAGGCGGGGCGACATGTTGTTAAGGCTGCCTGGGGATATGGTGAGCCATTGCCATACGGCTTGAAAATCCTCATCGCAAGGCTATTTGACACGCTGTCAATAGCTAATCAAGGTAGTTTTTACAACAACGTAAAATCTGAGACGGTGTTGAGCCATTCAGTGACGTACGACAATACCAAGCAAGTTATTGATCAGTTCGCCGAGGCAAACGTTGATCTACTGGCAAAGTTTGTAAAGCCAAGCAGCTCATGTGTAGTATCTGGTGATACGTTCGGCGCACCACTGAGTCAGCGTGGAGTTCATCGCTATGATATTCCGCGATAGCATCACCTTGGTCGCACCCGTAGACGGTGTATACCGCCAGACGGGAGGCGAGCGGCACAATGTGAAGTGTGTCATCGAGCAGACGAGTGGCTTGACGCGCGGCGGCAGCTATGACGCTATGACAGGCGATGCTAGAGCGTATCTGGACGGCCGAGATAGCTGGTTGTCATCAACTGGCTACTCGATTGAGGGATATTTTGCCGAGGTGACGTTGTTTGGCGTTAAGCGGGTGTACCGCGTTGCCAACGTAGCAGTCGGCAGGGCAGTTATCACCAGCGGCACAGTGCAGCACGTTGAAATTGAGCTGGCAAGGCTCGACAGAGAGGTGTAATCATGCCAGTGATCGATAATACGGTGGCTGTCAAACGATTCTTCCAGAACCAGGCAGCGACAGGGTTGAACGCTATGGCGAATCACACACTGATGGTTGCCAACCTTACTGCGCCATTCAAGCGTAGGGGGTCGCTCAAGTCTCGTAACGTCGAGGTACGGCGAATTGGCAGAGACGCTATCAGATTGACATGGAAGCCGGTTTACTCACAGTACCAGAACCGCGGCAGGCGTGCGAATGGCACACATGTGGTACGTAAGTACGCCACGGCCGGCACTGGCAAGGGTTTCGTTGACGAGGGTGTGAGAAGCACCATGAAAGATTACAAGAGGTTTTTTAGATGAATGTAACATTGGAGATTGCAAAAGTTGTGGCTACTGCCGTTGGCGGAGAGCTTGGCAAAAATGTGTTTGTCGGGCGGTTGCCAGCAAGCAAGAGCCAGGACGGTATGGTAGCGGTTGCGTCTAGCGGCGGGGGATATAGGGGGGGGCAATTTGGGGAAAACCAAGCGGACCACCCGCCAACGATC